GGAAGTACATTTTATGACCGAATGCCTCCCCACGAGTTCGGAGAGGTCGTGTGTGAGTACTCGAAGAAGTATGACGCCTTGGTGGTTCCTGAGAGCAACTCGTATGGCCTCGCTATCATTGAGTACCTGGTGGGTCGTGAGTACGCCTACATGTATCGACGAACTCAGTACGACAAGCTGGGCGGTCGGTGGGTTGAAAAGCTGGGGTTTCAGACCACGAGTTCGACGAGGCCCATGATGCTTGCGCGACTCCATGAGTACGTCTCAAAGAACAAGCTCCCCATCAACGACGAACGCATGAAGACAGAGATGAACAGCTTTGTGTACGACGAGAAGGGCAAGCCCATCGCCTCCTCTGGAAAGCATGACGACATGATCTTCGCTCACGCCCTGTCACTGATGGGAATGGATCAGATCGAGTACGTCAAAGACGACGTGCAGCGCCGCAAGCCGAATACCCTGGAGGAGATGCTCCAGTATGAGATGGCGACTGGTAGGGCGTATCAATCTGAGACAGATGATTCCCATTTTGAGATGTATGGTATACCGTCGGATCAATCTTCGCCGCTTGACGCGGCGTTAAACACCTCGTCTACACGACGTTAAAGTGAGGTAATTATGGGTCTTCTTAGTCCTGAAGCGGTGGAAAGTCTTGGTGCGGTTCTTGATGGCCGCTCCCCTGCGTCTGGAGCAGAGGGTGCGGAGATTGAGGTGCCAGAGACTCCCCCGGCGCAGCAGGCAGAAGAGGTCCATGTTACCGACAACTCGTCCGAGTCCGCACGCGACGTAAACCTTAGTGCGAAGGAAGAGGCTCCCGAGGCAGCTACCACCGAGGAAGTGGAGGTAGAGGTCGGGGAGGGTCACCGTGTTCCGTACAGCCGTTTCCGACAAGTGCTCGACGCACGCAACAAGCACAGAGATGAGCTTGAGGCGCTCCGAGAGAAGGTGTCGGAGATCGACAAGGAGCGCGAGATGCTCCAGCGGTTGACGATTCAGCGGGCCACCGAGCCTCATGTGCAGCAGAGAGCTGACGACGACTGGATGGGCGACTTGCTTGGTGACGAGGCTGGTGCCGGGTCTTCAAGCGATCCGCGTCTTTCAGAGTTGACCAGTCGGCTCGAAGCGCAGGAGATGGCTTTCCAGAAGATGAAGCTGGAGGCCGAGGTTGTAGAGGCGATTGAGAAGTATCCCAACGCAGAGCGCGGGGCGATTCTTGACGCCATTTACAACAACCCGTCTGTGACAGCGATGGGAGCAGCAGAGCAGTATTCGACTTGGCTGTCTGGCGTCGAGGAGGCGGCTATTGCCCGTCACCTCGCCGACAGCGGCCAGGACCCGACTACTTCTGCTGCGCCACCGCCGGTTGCAGCTCCCCGTCCCAGTAAGACAGGCGCTGACGCCATCGTAGAGTTTACTGGAGACCGGAAGCCTAAGACGGTCAAGGAGGGCAGCGAGATGTTTCGCGAGTTCCTCAAAGAGCACAATCCCTTCACATAAGGAGTAGGCAGTCATGGCTGCAACACTTGGAAATTACGTTGATTGGACCTCAACAGGGTCCATCGCATCCATTTTGAAAACGTGGTATCTCGGCCCAGTTGTCGAGGAACTGAACCAAGAGGTGATGGTTCTTCAGCTCTTCGAGAAGGCCACCGTGGACTGGAATGGCCGCCTGTGCATGATCCCGTTGCACACCGGGCGCAACAACTCGACCGAGTTCCTGGCCGAGGGCGCCACGTTTGCTACCCCTGGTCAGCAGCAGTGGAGTCATCTCACCGTCCGCGCGCACTTTCTGTACGGGCACTTCCAGATCTCTGGTCCGGCCATCGCGTCTGCGCGCTCTGGCGGCAAGGGCGCCTTCATCGGCTGGATGGAAGCAGAGATGACTCGCCTGGTGGAAGACGTCAAGAACACAGCTGACAACACGCTGATCTCTGGCGGTTCCGTTGTGGGCTACGTGTCTGCCAACATAAACGAGGTGGGCGCGGCTAATTGGGCCTTCGACGGAGACTACGGCAAGCTCAGTTCTGCGCTTACGGCGGGCATGACAGTAGTTCAGGTTCGGCGCCAGGATAGCCCAGGCTTCCAGTCGGACGGAACCACGGAGAACAACACGCGCTTCCTGGCGGATGTTGATACGGCTACCTGCAACTCAGTTGATGAGGGCGCAGGCACCATCAACCTTGCGCCGATGAACACCACGCAGGACAACGGTGGTGCCCCTGGCAGCCCTACGAACCAAGGGTTCGCGTTCCCTGTCTACCTCACCGACACGGGTGCTCTAGAGCTTACGGCTTCCGGCAACCAGCCTCGTGGCCTCATGTCGAACCTCAGCGAGCAGCACTCTTTTGGGCTCTCCAAGGAGGGCACAGACATCGACGCCAACGGGCTTCCGGTGCTTCAGCCTCTCATCATGACCATGGACCCGACCAACACCGACCAGCTGAGGGCTCCCCTCACCGCAGAGCGGATGCAGCAGGTTATTGACGAGGTCTCTGTCCTTTCGGGCAAGGAGCCTGATGTCATTCTGTGTCACCCGACGACGCGCGCCCAGTACGTGGCCATGATGACCGGGGCTCAGAGTCTCGTTACCGAGACTCGCGGCAAGGCCACTGACGGAGATGCTGGTTTCCTCAACTTGAGTTACCAGAACATTCCGCTCAAGTACGGCAGGCACGTTCCTCGTGGGATGCTGATCTTCCTCAACACCAAGACCTGGAAGATTGCAGAGCTTCAGAGCGGATCCTTCGCCGACCTGGACGGCTCTTCGCTTCATCGCACTGGCACCACGGATGAGTGGAACGGATACTACCGCTGGTACTACAACTTCGTCTGTGTTCAGCCCAACGCGAACGCCATCCTCTGCGGGATTGAGATTAACTAACAGAGATCCCCAAGGGGAGGTGCTGGCATGATGGAGGCGCTCATCGTCATCAACTTGATGGTGGGCGCCTCTTTTCTTTCGCTGTCTACCTGGTTGGTGTATCTCCGAATTCGACGAGAGCGGCTTGAGATGGAGATCCACGAGAGCGCCTACATTGAGCCCGCTCACTTTGTTGCCGATATTCTCGGCGAGGAGGTCAACTGATGGCGTACTTCGGGCCAGGTTGGGCCTCGGCTTTGGACCGAGCCGATGACATTGCAACAAACAGGGCCGAGCGCCAGCGCAGAGAAGCCCAGGAAGTTCGTGAGGGAGAGGCGACAGGTAAAGCTGCTGGTTCAGTCGCGGCCCCCGTCGTGGCCACGAGCATTCACGCCGCAACCGGAGGGGCAACTGCGCCGTTTGATCCGGCGATCCAGCTTGCTGTCAGGGAGACTGGGGGCCAGATCGGTCGCGTGGCCGCTGGTGGGGAGCCTGGGTTTGCCGATCCGGCACGAGATGTGCGCGACGCATCGACCGCCGCCTCCCGCACGAGGGAAGGGATGAACCGACACGCCTACTTCGAGAAGATGGACGAGATCACAAAAGACGAAGCAAAGTGGCGCGCATACCAAGAGATGCCGTACTCGCATAGGCGTCAAATGGAGACCGGAGACCTGGAGCCCTGGGATAGTTGGTGGTCAACGTGGGAGACCCGTCAGGCTGGAGGGCTAGATGGGCCTTAAGTTTCCAGCATCTATTCGTGGGCTCATCGACAAGTCTCTTGAGAACAAGCGAGCTGACCAGCGCGTCTGGGACATCTCTCTGATGTTCCTTGAGGGGCGCCAGTGGCTCCAGTTCGATAAGCGCATGGACCAGTTCGTCAACACCACCTCAAGGACGGGCACTGGGTTCAAGGTCACGATCAACCTGCTCCTCAACGTCTACCGGAATGTGCTCGCTCGTCTGGCCCTCGCTTACCCGTCGTGCGTGGTCATCCCCGCTTCGCCAGACTTTGAGGACATCATCAAGGCTCAGAGCTCAGAGACTGCGCTGAAGTACTTCTGGCAAAGCCAGCGCGTCAAGTCCGTCCTCACAAAGGGACTTGAGTGGCTTCTGTCCACGGGAACCGTGGCGCTTCATCCCTACTATGACCCCGGCGATAAGTCCGTGAAGCTGGAGGTCTTTGGGGCTTACGACATCTTCTTTGAAAACGGCGTAAGGAGTCCGGAGGAGTCCTCGTGGATAGCCCTGCGCTCCTATTACACGAGGAGTGCCCTCGAGGAGGCCTACCCCGGCAAGAAAGACCTCATAGAGAGGACAGGCGCCGTGTCTCAGGGAGAGGAGACAGCCGCGGCCCCCATTGACTACGTGGGCACCCTCCCTGACAGGCTTGAGGTTTACGAGATCTACTGGAGAGATGGCCGCCACGGAATCGCCACCGATAGCGGCTGGCTCTACACAGAGAAGTTCCCCGTAGACGCCTTCCCGGTTGAGGTTATCAGGTACTCCGTGGTCCCACGACGCTTGTGGGGCCTGAGCCTCATAGCTCCGCTGCTCGACATTCAGCTCTACTACAACAAGTCGAGAAGCCAGCTCATGCACAACGTAGAGCTGATGGGCAACCCAAAGTGGCTCGTGCCCAAGACGGCTGGCGTTGCTAACAGCTCCATCACCTCTCGCCCCGGAGAGAAGATCTACTATAACCCCGCAGGCGGTCGTCCAGAGCAAGTGGCTCCTGCGCCCATACCAGAGTACGTCATCCACAACATGACCAGGCTTCAGTCTGAGATGGGAGACGTAGCGGGCCTCCACTCCGTTAGCCTAGGCAAGCGCGCGGTCGGCCC